GGGAAGTTTCAGGATTCTTAGTACAAAATTCCTTAAATTTTGGATCATCAATGATACGAGCATACTGGTAAACCGAGATAGGGTTAGTTAAACTTATCGGCATTTGAAGCATAGATTTCATCGGTTGCAACTTGTGCACTCTGACTAATGCTATGTCAGCTTCAGGGTCTGTAGTTAAAATCTCGGCCGCGTATTTGGTGCCACGATGTGATACGTGCGTAAGAGGGACGTGGGCGGCAGTAACATAGTCACTACCCATTTTCCAAACGTGTCCAACCGCAATTTCATTTTGGTAGGCTACCATAATCCACGGTTGTTCTTCAACAGCGTGCAGGGTTAAACCAGCCGGACGAACTGCTTCTTTTCTTGGTTTCCAAGAAGTCAGTGGTTTTAAAGGCTTCTCAGGCTGAGTCACATCTTTCTTAGTGACAGTGACAACAGAACCATCCGGGTGGATCACATTAACGACCGCTTTTGGGTCAGCATCAGCCTTCATTGAGGTGGCTAAATACTTTAATGACTCATCTGGGGTTGGCGGTGTAGCGCGCAGAATTACATTATAAATCGCTTCTACCTGACTCTTCAGGTCACTCAACTCTTTTGATGAGGGTGTGTGTTCAGTAGGTGGGACCACTTCAATGGTTTTTGTGATTGTGCGTCCATCTTTCTTTACCTTAACTTGAACAGAATCGCCAACATTGTTGACTTTTGGAAGTTTCGTTTCCTTAATTCCTTCAAATCGAACTCCGAGCTTAGGGGAGCCCTTTGGTGATTCAGTTTCTGAAATAATTGGGTTAGATGGTGTGGGTGTTTTCTTCTTTTTCCGTTTTTCAGGATCGATAGATTCACCGTACAACATTTGTTCAATTTGATCCTCAGCTTGAATTTTGTCTTCAGCGGCTAAGGCATCTCTCTCGGCCCAATATAAATCATCATCATCGGTCCACCAATCATACTCACTCATAATGTCTTCAATATCTTCAAAGAAGTCAATATCTTGCTTTTCAGCTAAGTACGTGAGTGCGTCCATTTCTTGTTCATATCTCATGCGATCAATGTCTCCATTGAGGTACGCTTGAAATAGAGCAGCAGAGGCGCGATTAATGGCTTCATAGTGTTCATCGGATTTAAAGGAGTGTTTAGGGACGTGCTTACGAGCTCGTCTTCTTCCACGACCACGTTTCGTTTTACCTTTAGCTTCCTGAGCGGGTGCTAATTGTTGTGATAAGTAGCGTTTACGTTGTTTGTCAACAACCCACTTATAGAAGTTTGTGATATACTTGTACCCTTTATCAGCGAGTGGAGCAGGAACTTCTTCCATGCTAACTGCGTAGAGTTTTTCGGGTTCAACATTACCATAAATCATGTAGCGAATAGCGCGACCTAACATTAAACCAAGCCAAAACGGAATAACGACAACAAATAAAATGATTGCTAACGTGTCAACAAGCGCATTCTGTTTTTCAGAAGCGTCAGGGGCCATAGTTTCAAGATACTCATCCTCGATATCGATCGTGACTGTTGGGATGCCAGATTCATCGACGGTGGTGGTAGAAGGTAACGGGGCAGTTGCCGCGGAGGCAGGTGATTTGGAAGCTCTAGCAGCCTTATTTTTCTCAGCTTGCTTTTTGAGTTGTTCATTCCATTCTTCAGCTGCTTTCTGGGGAATATCTGATTGTGTGTATTGCTCATTAGCTTTCTTCCATTTTTTATAAAATTCCACATCAGGGTCTGTACTAAACAGCTTTCGTAACCGTTTGATGATATTCTTGACTCTACCCATAAAGTTATCTAGGGTTAAAAGATTACGCAAGAACGGCATCATTGCTGAAACACCTTCAGTGATTGAAAAGAAGGCTGCAACAGCAGCGGCAAACAAAAACATCAAGTCAAATAGGGCCTCCCAATTACTTGGGGGGGACTTGGATTCTTTTGTGGGGCGGGATGTGAAATACT